AAATCTTCAGGTGTATTTGATACAGTTACTCTAAAGTCAATTAAACCTCGGTCTCTTCTAATTTGGTCTAAGATTGGGTTAACTGAATCTAAAAAGTCTTGTCTTACTTTATCATCATTTTGTTCAAACAATAATCTGATTGCTACCGCTGAAATTAATTTTCTCGCTTGTAGTAATAATCTTCTTACGTTGATTCTGTCAAGTGCAGACTCTCTAATTTGTAACGTTTTATTACCCCAAATAACAGTACCAACATCAGAGAACGTAGCGATTGGATTAATTCTACCTTTGTATAAAGTATCTCTATCCTCTTGAGTTAATTTTCTTCTCGCTTTAATTGAATTAACTAAACCTCTTGTGTAACCCGCAGAAGCGAACCAAGGGAATGCAATGTTATCAGTTAAAGCTAAGTTTCTTACTACCTCAGCGGTTGGTGGTAAATAAATTTGTGTATTATTTACTGTGTCTCTTGTTAATACCCATGGGTAATAAGTTGCGGTGTAATTTGAATCAATACCTGTCTCTTCTAAATTATCTACAGCCTCTTGAGGATAAATAAGTCCTTCAGTTACATCATTCCATGTTGGTAGGAACATGTTAAAATCAGGAGTAGTACAAATATAAATTGAGTCAGCTCTATCTGATTCTATCAAATCAATAGCGTCTTCAACTAAATTAGAGTTGTTTACATAATCAATACCCGGTGTTGTAAATACGTTGATATTAACCGCTTCTGGATTGTTGAATGTAGTTTGACCCCATTTGTAAGCGTAGTAGTCAGTGTTAGCCCAAGTCTCTTGGTTTGGACCTGAAATTTGCTTGAACGCTCCCCATCCTGTAGCTGTAGGGTATGTTGCTGACGGTGCAGCTCCGTATTTATAACCTGTCTGTCCTAATGCGAATGTGTCTGAATTTGTTCTGTATTCTCTGTAAATATCCCATCCGTCGAATCCACCTGCAGGGTATAAAGTAAATTTACGAGTATTCAAACGGTAGTATGGATTATCTGCATCCGTAGGTTCCGAGTTAAAAGACCCAACACCTACTTCAAATGCTGACTGACCCGAAGTTGAGTATCCCGCGGCTATAGTTACTATGGTTGCCCCACTATCCATGTGGAAACCTTTTACTTGGTAATTCCAAACAGGTCCTGTCGTATCAGTCTGTATGTTTGCAGGTTGCTGTTTACCTTTATAATCAAAGAAATCATAATCGACACCGGTAATGTTTGAGATACCTAAGTATGCCTTTCTTGGATTTTCACCGTTAGAAATAACAGAATTATCTCCTCCTGATGTAGAACCAAATGGTGGGTTGTAAATAACATCACCTGGTTTTAAATATTTAGTTTTATAAACAATAAACGGTGGTGTAGCATCCTCATAGAGTCTCATAGTATACCCTTCAAAACCACAAGGTAGTGCGTCTTCAGGAGCCTCATCACCCATTTCTAACATTATATATTTAGAGTTTAAGTTATACTCACCATTCGCAGTACCAATTTTGTTAGCGATAAAGTTATTTTGTGTTGGGTCTAATGAACAGTTTGTAAAACTTTCAATTACTCTCACATTTTGGTCGTTATCGTAAAAATCTCGTACAAAGACATCAAATGTTCTATTATTGAATGACATGTTAGCTAATGAAATTTTAACTAATCGGTTAGCTGCGTTACCATCAGAAATTAACTTGAATTTAAATAATTTATAAACTTTATTACCTCTTAATTCTGAAACTACATATGGTGTTTCAGGAGTTTGGTATTGTTCTAAATAAAATCCAATAGAGTTCGTATCTAATGATTTAGCACTGTCAAGAGCAACTAAATTACAATTTAATCCTCTAACGTAACCTTGTCTATAACCATTTAAAAGTAAACTACTATAAACTTCCTCAACAAATAAAGGTACTTCCGTTCTATCTTTACCAAAATTACTTCTACCGAATACTTTAGAAATATATTCTGAATCCGAAGTAAGCATCGACGTTTCAAAACTGAAAGTATCGGAGTCTTTAGTTATTCCGGATATAACAAATGTTGCAAATGGGTCTTTAGTAACTCCAGAATAAACTCCAGTACATATCATATTAACGTCACTAGTACCCGTAACTTGATATAATGGACCGTTTTGTGAAGAAGAGTAGTTAGTTATACCCCTCGATCTTAATGTTGTAATAACTAAATTATCCCAAGTGGTATTTGCAGTTGCTACATAATTACTGTAAAAAACGGATACTGTACCTGAGAACACACCTGAAGTCGGTGTTGTAGTAATTGTTGCCATAGATGCCCCAAATCCATATCCTGCGTATGTTCCTACAGGATTAGCCGCGGTATAGTCAAATAATGCATAATACCAAGGGTCGTTAGTTGGAGACGAAGTAGTAGTTAATGGGAATAATACATTAGGAACTCCAAATGTTTCGGTGAATGCAGTAACCGAACCTGAACCATTCAAAGTAACGCCAGTTGTTGAGGTTGCTGTTGATTGACTAACAGACCCCCAAAACTGAGATGTTTTACCAGTTAGAGGTGATGCATTAACAAAATACCCAAGTTGTGTTGAAATATATGATTGGAAGTCAGCATTCAAAGAAGAAGTACCACCATCATATTGTGTATAGGTACTATAAAAATCAGAAGATAATCCAGCAGGTACTGAAGTTATTGTAATATTGGAACTTGAACCTGTTGTCCCTGTAAACTGAATTGTCTGAGGACCTGTATTTGTCGTTGCTGATAAGGTTGCAGGATTTAAATTACCTATAGTGGTAATTGACCACGAAGGTCCTGCATCATACCCTGACAAACCTAAAACTCTTGTAACAAACAACTGATTTGATTGTTGTAAGTAAGATTTTGCAATATATGATGTTTCATATTTAGGAATCTGTGTGTTAACAAATTTCTCAGGAGAAGTACCACCAAAATATACTTGGTACTCATCAAAATTTGTTATAAAAATTGGTTCGAAAGCGGGACCTTGTAAGGTCTCACCAACTAAACCAAGAGTTGTTACACCCACACTTTGTGCAACAAATGTTAAATCTCTTTCAGATGTATACACACCAGGAGACACAAATACTTTTGTTGATGAAGCCATTTTTAGTTATTAATAAATGATTTATTTTATCTATAAATACATCATCAAAAAGTAAAAATCTGACCCTTAAACTAATATTTTAAAGAGAGTATGTTTTTTTTCTGCCTTTTTTCTACCCAAACAAATATTTATTCTTAATGAAAAAAATTAAAAATATTAAGATATCCATACAAAGTCATGAAACACTAAAAAAGTATTGTGACAAAAAGGGTTTGAAAATATATAAGTTTTTAGAAAACTTAATAATGGAAAACTGCAAAGAGGTAAAAGATATCTATGGTGAATAATTACACTAATGTTACGTTTGTATAAAGAGTGGCAGATTTGGATAGATTTATTTTGTTAACTTGTATGTTTAAAGTATCTCCGTCATTTACCTGAATCGTCTCGATGTCATCACCCAAATAGTACGTTACGTTATTTCTTGTTATGTAAACAGAATAACCTGGTGTACATGAAGAACCATAATTTAATGTTCCTCCTGTGGTATTTGTTAATGTTGGTGTTGACCCACCTAACGCACATACATTACCATTACTACCAGGAGATAAAGAAACAGTAGTACTCGTCCCATTACAATTGGTATAGTTTAGTGTATTATTAGTTGTTGAACTGTAAGTTAAGTCATAACAGTTTTCAACATTAGAGGTTCTTAAAATTTTGATGTCTGCATTATATCTAAAAACTTCAGTCAACGAGGTATTACCTGCAACAAATAAAAAATCTAACGTAAAATCAGTTGGATTTGGCGGTTCAATCACAGCCTTTTTAGTTTTTCTTCTTGTGTCAAACTCAAACAAAGTTAATTGTCTAGAAATTGCAGGTGTCACTTCAAATTCTTCTTCATCAATTAAAAGTCCCAACATTACAATTTTATATGTTGAAACATAATATTTTCTTTTTTCTAAATCTTTTACAGACTCGTCACTAACGTCCTCTAATTTTAAAGGGATAAAGTGACCTTTTATTTGGGTGTATGCCTGTTTAGAAGTAAATGTTCTCATCATTATTTTGTTGAAATCATTAACTTCTCTCATTCTATTACAAAATATTCTCACATTGTATGTGATGTCTACAGGTATTGGTTGAGGTATTTTATATACATCTGCACCCTTTCTTTGACCGTCCCAAGTTGGGACACTATAATAAAAAAATTGTCTCCTTTCAGGAATGTTAGCTCTTCCTGCATTATTTGTTCCGTATTTTACTTCAGGCATTCTAACAGTTGAAATAAATGGTAATGTAATATTACTATCTAAATCTTTGAAGTCCCATGTTTCGGTAAACTGTATCCAACTTTGATTAGTAATAATTCTATCAATTGTTGGTACTTTTTTTTCATCGACGGATAGTTCTAATTGATTTTTCACAAAATCTAACATCCCCCTATCTAAATCTGAGTGTAGAACCCCTTTTGGTAAAAAGGTACCTTTATCGGTAATTTCATCCAAAAGTTCTTGCCTTCTTTCTTTTCCTACTTTTTCAGGAACTAAAGGTAATTTTTTAATAAATTGCTTTGGTAGTGCCATTTTTATATACCTCTAAATTCGTTATCGGTTACAGGTGCCGCTTTTATTGTCCTGTAAAACGGTTTATATCCGCCGTAAGAATGTTTTAAATCTGAAACTACCCTTCCATCGTCAACCACACTATAATACCTTACTCTATTTTCTGTTTCATAATAACCTATGTAATCACCCAAAGATATATCTATACCTAATTCAACAAGTGTTTTTTGATAAACACTCACTGTCAAATTACCTGGTTCGGATTGATAAAGTTTTGAAGACCCTAAATCGGTATTTGTTGGTGTGTCAATTTTTACATAACCTTTAAATTCCACAGGTGGTAAAAACTGTATAGTATCTGAAATAGCTTCACCATAAACATCGTCAGTATCGGTTCTTTGTCTATCAACTCTATATAAGACTAATGAAAAATTCATATCCCCAAGTAACCATTCCTCACCCATAGAAAGGTCTAAGTCAAAGTCTTGTTCAGAAAAAAACTTATTAAGTCTGGTTATTGGAACTCTATTATCTGCCATACCTATAAATACTTTGATTGATTTTTTATGGTTGTTTATTATATTTTAATATATAATGGAAGATTTTGTGCATAAAACACCCGAATCAAAAGCCCTTTTAATATTAGACGATTATGAAGGGTCAAATAATTACATCCTTAATTTAAAACACAAAAAACAAAATAGTAAGTCTTTTGTCCCTACAAGACCTCAGGCGGATTACATCAATAATTATCACACATTACAACCAAAAGTTGCAAAAAAATGGGTCAAGTTAGACTCTTATTTTGGTAAAAAACTAATGGAAGATAAGATGTATACCAAAG